AGCACCTTCCTTTGATAATTGCTGCCAACGTAAGACCCCGGTATCACTAGAAAGGACGCCTTTAGCCAACAACTCAAAAGCTGGAATAACGGCACCACGTCTTGCTAGATCTTTGGCTTCTTCTAACGCCTTTGCTTGCACTGGGGTTAGATTCTTCATAACATCTGGGCCAACCATCTTCTCAAGATCACCGCCATATTTAGAATATAACATGGAAGCAACAATGGATCTTCTAGTATCTTGGCCTATGGTTTGAATGGCACCAAGTGTACCACCAACCATAGCCTGTGCAGCTTCACCAGTACGCCCTCCAGGTAAACCACTCTTTAGCATAATATCAAATAAGGCGTTTAAAGATGTACCACTAATTCCTGTCGCACCAGCCTTGGAAAGCATCTGTAAAGATTCTTCCATATGGGCAAAAACGGTGGCTCGATCAGCACCTTCTGCATAGGCAGTTTTCATAGTTTCACTAAAGGAATCCAGGAAAGTACTGTTTGCTAATTCTCCTCTACCACCTAAACCTCTGGCCATACCTGTTCTGGCCATACTAACAATAGATGCCGGGTCCATACCACGAAAACCCTGGAATCTATCCGTAAGCCCTTCTCGTGCTGCACCAAGCATTTGAAGATTTCTAACATTCTCATCAGGACTTCTGCCCCGAATGCCATATTGCCCCGCAAGGCTAAGCGCATCTTCTGGTCCCATTCCTAGTTGATGCATCCATGTAGGCAGTGTTGCATCTCGCCCTATGCCTAAACTGGGCATCAAACCTGGGGCTATTCTTGCCGTAAAAGCGCTAGGATCTCCCCCTGGCCCGGCTGCACCAAACATAGTCCTTCTGAAATCCCAAGCTCTCTTAGATGCAGTTGCTAGTGGATGTATAATATTCTCAAATCCAAAACCTACAGGATTTATCATTGCTTTTAAAAGTTCGAAACCAACAAACCCCGCTCCTGCTTCTCCTGCGAGCCTCCTAAATCCTGGTGGCAACATTCCTCTCAATGCCCCGGCACCAAAACCCCCACCAAAGCCGCCCCCGCCACCGCCAGCAAAGCCTCCTCCACCCCCAAACCAACCTCCACCACCACCAGCACCGCCGCCAGTAGGCATACGACCACGGGTAGCCCCGATGTGCAGTCCCCCCCAAGGGCCGGGGGTTGTATAATGCGTCCAAGGTGGTGGAGGGGCACCACCACCCCCACCACCAACTCGTTGCTGCATCTTAAGGATATTATGAATGTCGGAAGACATCGAATGGATGTCTTTATAAAACATCACTACTTGAGCGTTGGATTGTGAACCAGACTGATGCCCAGCACCTGGGGGAGGGGGAGCCCCAGCCATTGACGGTCTAAATGGGATTTGACTCCCATACTTACGCATAAAACTAAATTGATCCCAACCTAAACGATGAAGGATCTCCTGTGCTCTTTGCCACTCGCCGGGATTGCCATTTAAGCCAGCTTCGAAACTCCGCGCTAATTGCGTCGTTGCTTCGTGGCCAACAAAACGTCCCCTACTATCCCTAATTGATGAGAACATCGGCATTTAATTAGTCCTTGGTCCCATCCTAACCACAGCGCTTGAGTCTACAGTATTCCTCAGCTTTTCTAATGTAGCTTCGCTTGGTAGACGGGGCTTTAGATAATCGTCTAGGGCTTTGCCCGTAAGGACATCAACCCAACCTATTTGAGATTGGATTTTTTCTAGTTCTGGATCTGGTTTTCCGGGGCGGGTGAATTTCAATTCGGCTGGATGTTCAGCCGAATACATCTCTAGAATAAAATCTAGTTGAGGCTCAGTGTGGTTTAGTAGTTCTGGATCAAATGGGCTTTTCTCCAGAATCCGGCTCACTCGCCATAGCTTCTGGGCTAGGGGTGTCTGTGTTGGCAATCCCTCTAGAACGAAATCGGTTCAGCTCAGCCGCGAACATCGTGCCCGCAGCTAGAGCTTCACCAACTTTATCATTAGGCCATTTTTGGAAGTCTACAACAGGCTTACCGGCAGGGCCATCAGACCAAGGCCACTTAGCCGAGCTGCGTTTTAGAAGCACCTCAAATCTGGCAGCTACATTGATAAGCCAACGAGTCTCTTCGTCCACACCCTCTAGAGAATTGTTGAAATTCCCTGTAGCAGTACGAACAAGATCTCTTGACCTTATACCAACTTTAATTTCGTCTAGGTAAGTTGGGATGGAAAATTCGTAAGTATCCTCGTTTACTTTTACTTCTAAAGTATTCTGTAATACATCGTCAGCCATATATTATGCCGCTGTCACCGTAGCCACCCCAAGATTAGCTGGGCCTAATGTACCTGCGCCAACCGCTGGTACTTGGTATGCGTTTGTAGTTGGCGAGTTTAGAATGCTCTGTCCAGTAGAGTCAAGAACATCCATTGCTAAAAATGTAACGGCGTCAGTTATGGGGCGATTGGCTGGTATATTTTCATTAAAATTCGATGCTACACACCCCACATAAGTAAACAACGGCTGTTGAGTTTGACCATCAACAACAAATAGATTGAATTGGGTGTTAGCTAATATCGAAGCTAGATTGATAGGATAACCAAGAGTTTGTAGCCCCTTCTGGGTTAGAGAGAAGCTATCAATTGTAATCTGTGGGGCGACCCTAAGTTGCTGAATTTCTTGTGGCAATGAGGTTCCGATACCATATATACCTTCAGTACCGAAATCGAATGTATGAGATGTGGTTTGTGCGAAACCGATCGCTTGGTCGCCTATCAAAACCGTCACGCTATTCGAGTTGCGAGCGCGATAGCTTAAGGCGCTTTGTTGAAAGCTAGGAATTGTAATTCTCCTTGGAAACTCGGTAATAAAACGCTTAGTCTTAAGCTAGACTCAATGCCTTAAACTTTCCAATAACAGAGGGCTAAAATGATAAACTTCAGAAGAACGAACAGAGGCAGCCAAAAAAGCCGCCAATAAAAGATGGGGTAATGAATAACCTTAGCAACCTTGATCTAGGAGATACAAATGACTGAAATGAAAGATAAAGAACCACTACGCCTTAAATTAAGGGAGATTGCTGATTGGATAGAATTAGGAATCTATGGCGGAATGAATAATGAGCATGCAAAAACCATGAGACTTACAATTTTGCACTTGCAACTAGCTGATCTAAATAATGACCACCCAGTTTCTAAACTTATATTAAATTTACATAATTCAAGTGATCTTACTCATGAATACTTTTCCAAAATACTAAAGGCACTTTAACTCAACTATTAACAACCGTAATCCGGCGCAGCGGTAGGAGTTTCTTGAATATCAGTATCTAACATAACATGTTGATCACCCCAACACTGACCACACGTCTCATTAGGAAACGTACCTAGTATACCTTTGGTAAAAGGGTTAGTCGCTAATGGATCTGTAGGCCAACGTGGAACAACGCCTTCCCCTTTACAGGTTGGGCATACATGCTTTACCTTTGCCATTATCACTCCTTTCAGTACCGGGACCGCTCGTATTTATACAAGTGGAGCAGGATAAATACGATGAGACTATAATCCGCAAACGGCCCCAGCAACAACAATTGTACGCTTCCGAATAAGGCTTGTAAAATAATCTCAGGTTTAGTGGTTAACTTATGTTTTTGGTAGAAAGTTCACAGATTATTTACGACTTATTCACGATTTTTGTACAGTGGTTTGTAGTAAGATTTCACTGCAATGATAGGACTCGTCGTGGCATCAGAATCGTAGCGAGATGAGCGAGATGGACCCAAACACTCTTGTCGCCCTTACAGTTGGAGCTGGAGCTTCTGCATCTCTTATAGGAACTATTCTAGCTCCTATGGTGCTTATGTATCTTACCGCTCATGAGAAGAGGCGTGAGCGAGAAGAAGACTGGGCTCGTCAGGATCTAGTGGCCGAGAGATTGGCGCAATCCTCTGCCAATTTACTGAAGAAAACTGAAGCAGTTGCAAAGGAGGCTAGGACTGCTGCTAGTCTACTTTTAGAAGCCAATGAACGAGTGGCCGCACAATCTCATGCGATTCTCGCATCGAGCGAAAAGCTAGAGAAGAAGGTTGATGTTGTCCACGGTCTTGTTAATTCTGCTTTGACTACGGTTAAGCAGTCTGAGTATGATGGACTGGTCCGTGAACTGGCTCTAAAAGAGCAGAATATTATTCTTGAACGTGGCGCTGGTACTGAACCGACAAAAGCATCTCTTGATTATGTCGAACTACTTACCGCTAAGATCTCTGATTTAAAGAATGAATTAGAAGAGCGTGGCAAAGCAATGTTGATGATGTCCCGTCAGCATGAAGAAGTTGCGGCTGAGGCTGCTTTAGATATACGGCGGCGTGGCGAAGATTTGGGGAAATGATGCACTTAAATCCTATATTAATGATAGTACCTCTATGGTTATTTGCAGTGGTAGTTTTGGCAATGCTTGGTTTACAAATGGTTATTCAGGAGAATCGGATGGTTGTTCAGGAGAATCAGTTTGAGGTTATTGTGCATAATCAAAAAGAAATAATTGCAAATTACCATTTGTCGTTGGAGAACGATAAGATTTTTAAGGAAAATCAGCGTATATTCAAGGAAGAGACTTATCCACGCATTATTGCTGGTATTGACCGCGTAGAAGCTGCCATTACCTACGGATTGAAGCATTGAGATAACAAACAGAGAATGTAGCTATTTAAGAGAGATCGTCGAGCAATCCTCGGTATTCGGCCAACTCGTTTGGTTCACATCCGATTTGACCATGATGACGCCGGGGTCGGATGGCGCGCGGGTGTAGCTAAGCGTATATGGCGTCTTGTTGGCTTCAACCGATCCATTGGGGTCTGTGGTCTGAACCACAAGACCCATTTGCGCACTCACAGCGAAGGCGACCGAGTCGCCTTCGGCCACCGTCTCAGCGACAGCCGCGAAGGGGCCGAGAATATACTGGTATAGCGCCAAGCCTGGATCAACGGAGTCCTTCGTGGTCGTGGTCGTGAACACATGGGTAGGATCGAAAGCAAAAGCGGCACCGCTTCCTGATGGATTGGCGATGCTCTCGATGCCGAAGATCACATAGGCTTGGTTCGTCCCCGCGGTAAATAGCCCATTGGAGGTCGAAAACCCATTGCACGCGCCGGTTTGGTGATAGGTGACGATAGCCGCCGGATTGCCGCAAGCGGCAAGTCCAAGCATCGCCAGGAGGGAGAAAAAGCGTTTGATCATCATTGTAAAATTGTCCACAAATTATCGACCGCTGAGAAGTAGGCTCATTTTAGGCAACCATACTCAAGTAGGGAAGGACGGCATGTGCCCTACCAGGGAAATGTACCGACCCGGCAAAACAAGATATCAATCCGAATATAAAGATTATCGCGGCTATTAGGATTAGTCCCCAAATCACTATCGTAATCGCCTTAGTGATAAAGTTGATTATCTCGGCACCGACACCCAATTTGGGGACAATAAATGCCAGTAATAGCCGGAGCAGAGCAACGACTACACAAATAACAACAAGCCAAATAAGGAGGTTCTCAAACCATTCTAATGAGAAACACATGACTTAGTTTCCTTCTGACAAGCCCAGAGCACGTCAACCAGCATTAAAGCATTCATTGAAAAGCTATATTAACTGTCTGACCACTACCGGGTACAACTATAATACCTGTTTGGCAAGGCCAGCCAATATGTGGTACATTTGGTACTAATCCTGTCACCCCAGGAATAATGATAACCTGTGGGCCAAGAACAGTAGCACCGGAAACAGCAGCGGCATCATAAACACCACCAAGTGTACTACCGGAAACGGTTACACTAATCCCCCACACAAAGCCAGCAGCAGACTTTATAACTGTTGTAGCCGTGATTCCAGCAACGCTACTGTAAAGATTCATTTAAAATTATCCTGAGATTTCTGTAGAAAGTCGATTTAGAATTCTCATGATCCTCTGCAACGGCATTGTTAGCCCCTCTTATCGCTCTAACATCATCATCGGTTTCTCTTAATATATTATTAGCGACTTGTGCCCACATTCTTTTACGCTTGGGTGTATTAGCCAACTTCGTATGAGATGTAGCATCATCGGGTGCCCACGGCATAACTTACGCTAAGCCGCTGGCTGCAGGGATGCTGCACTGATGGTCAAATTAAGTGGATAGATTGTGACATATTCCGGGATGAAGCGGTTCTGGCCAACTAGAACAACAGAAACAGTAACAGCGGCAGTTTGAGTTGCCCCAGTATAAACTAGTGTTAATGATGCGGGATTCCAGGATACAAGCACACCGTTGGAACCTGGGGTATAGATAAGGCTATTCAGTGTAGACTTGGCAGCATTCAAAATACGAACTTCGTCATAAATATCTGCAATACTGCCAACATATGGCTGTAGAGCGTTGACCAAAGAATAAGCCAGCCAATGGCGGCACTTCATCTGTTGTTCAAAAACATTCTCAGGATTGTTATCAACTTGCCAAGTAGTAAAGTCAGATACAACAGTTGGTGGGATATTGGCTAGATTAACCGAACCTGGAGTTGGTGGCGTGCTCCCATAAAGACATAGTACACCGGCTTGCTGCAACTGATTGATCTGTGTCGTGGTTAATTGAAGTTCCAGACCGGTACCAGTCAAAACCTTATTGGTTAGTGGTGTAGCGATAATATTGCCGGTACTCATGCCAGCCACGGCAGCAGCAGCGTATAAACCACCGTATAATGTATTAATTCCGGTTAATGGGTTTACAGCCCAGATACCGGGATATACATAAACTGTTGTGTTAGAACCTTGAATCTCGGCGTTATTTATCGTTGTATTGATTGAATCACCAGTGCTAGAACCAGTATAAAATCTTCTCCATCTAGCGTATGTTGGTGTGCTGGCTGTAATGGCGTGCTGGGTACCTAGTGACTGGACAGCGGCAGTGTTACTATCACAAACAACAGCCCAGCCCGGTATAGTTAGTGCTGTATTGAAAGCAGTAGCATAATCGTTGTTAGTTGGTGGTACAGATGTCGCACCAGCAAAAGAGGTATACGGTATATTAGTCGGGGCTAAGCCGCTTGTGTAAGTAGTTATACTGCCAGATACAGCACCTGACGCATAACTAGAAGCGTATTGATTAACCCAATAAAGAACTGATCCTAAAGAAGCAGTTATGTTAGAATAGACATATCCACCTGTACCTGATGGCGTTAGGGTAACAGTGGTTTGGCCAGAATCTAAATACTGTGATGGTAATGTACCATCTCCGTAAATGAGAACTGAATAGAAACCGGTTCCTTCTAGATATTGAGCGATCTGGCCAATAGTAGAGTAGCTGCCTGCCCCTAATGGGATGCTGGTAGATTCACCGGCATTGGGGCTAGTTGTGGCAAACGTTGTCGCGCTCAATCCTGATGTAGTGACAGTAAATGAAACACCGCCAGTGGCAGTCCCGGTATAAGCCAAGACAAAAGGAACACCAAGATTATCACCTACAATCGACGTTGCGGCATATCCATCGTATAATGTTAGCTGTTTACCGGCTAGTGATCCTGCCGCTACTTTAGCCTGTAGCAAGTTTGAAGGTAAACCGTAATTAGTAGAAGTTAGGGTTATAAGACCGGAACCGGCTGCATTCTTTAAAGCTAAAGATGATTGAGTGTTCGTACTAGCATTGATAAATGTGACAAGACTAGCCCCAAACAATTGGGGCGAAGGCGTCATAATAAACGGGACAAATCCAGATGCAGGACCACCCCGCATCGCATTAATTAAGGAAGCCCCATCAGCATATGTTATAGGCGTCTGAGGCTTCTGCCCATAGCCGTAACCAATAAAGATAAGTGGGGGCGTTGTAGGAGGCGCTGCCTGGAACGCCAAAGACACGTTATCAGCATAGTACGCACCAGGACGTACTAAAAGCGATCCCTGGAAATTGACATTCAGGTTTGGCACTTAGGTATACCTTTACAATACGGAAGGGTGCGCCGGTTTATGCCGATGTGAATCTAAAAGCTGTTTCCACATACCCATAGTATGAGCTTCATGCTTATGCTGCCTCTTTAGCCATAATCCCCAAACTTCATCCTGAGAGCCTGTAAGGCTATTTATAAATTCCTGCACAGGCACAGGAAATTCTTGATTACCATCATTAAATGGAGTGACTACGGCTGATAGAACCGGCTCAGCATCTTCTTTTGGCATAACTACACACTCGCAGGCAAAGCCTGTTGGAGTTTGGCCCACAGGTCCAGAACAGCCAATGACTGTAAATTAAATGATATTATTATTGAGAAATCGCTTTAGACGGCTCCCTGACGAGCCTCTGACGTTTCCTTGACGGTCCCCCCTCCAAGCTCCTCTCCCTCACCACAGGAGCTTGGAAATGGTTTTAAAGGGCATTCTAACCGCTGGGGTAATCCTGGCTGCAACAGTAACTACAGCAAATGCATACTCGCTACTCGGCTATCAGCCGTGCCAGATCAAACCCGGCAACGGTTGCTCAACCGCCCCACCCGACATGCTCGCTCAAATGTCGCCACCCAATAATGGGGTGAAGTTCGTGTGGGTATCTGGCATCACGCTGGCACAGTGTCAGAATGAGATCACTGAGTTACATTTACTATTTGCGCGGTGTGAGACTTGGTAAGATACTAAGGATTCGGTGTCGCCAAGTTAGGCACGACCACTTCGTCTGTGACAACATCAGTTGGATCACCGTAAGTGTAAATACGGCTTTTCATATCAATCTCATTGATTAAGCCGTAACTTGTGTACATCGTTATGTTTTGAGTACCAGTAAACTCAAGCATAACATCACAAGCGTAGAATCCAGGCAAATCTCCTTCATGCGTCTTAACTGCTTGATAGGAGATTGCTTGGTATCTATGAACTATATCACTACCTAATTGTTGAAATACATAATATAAATTAGCTCTGAACGTAGCAATAATTAGATCACGATAGAATCTACGTTCTATAGCATTCTGTGAGAATACAGATATCCGAAAGGTGTTACTGCCAAAGCCTGTCTGAGTCCAAACATTAGTATAAGGTGGCTGAACAAACCCTTCACCTAGTATAGGGTTAGATTGCCCTATAGGTATTTCGTCTTGTTGATCCAGTTCATTCAAGACCACCACAAACGGCATTGGCAACAAACCAGTCAACGGCATAGCATGGACTACGGTTGCCGGTTTAACCCCTGGAGGAAGCTTAACTACATTGATAGCCCCTTGGAGTAACCCGATTAGTATCTGATCCCAGTTAATAGCGTCCAAATTAATCTCAGATACAGGCATCAATGGATCACTAGTAATCGACCCTGTTTCATCTATTAATTGATATATATACTGAGTTGTAGGAAGTAATGGACCTGGGCTGCCATCTCCCAAGTCTAAAAAATACTGATCGTCGCCTCGCGGGTTTAACGGAGGCCCTGTGTAAAGAGTTGTATAAGATATATTAGGATAAGGAGATCTTTCTAAGGTAATATTCCCACTTGCAGACGTAGTAAAAGATATGGCTATTGCACCACCCGTTGGCAACACCATAGGTTTTATTGAAAGGGTCATGATACCTTTGCTTCAAATCCGTATTCTCTAACCAAATCTGCCAGTATCTGTGCGGGGTGATAGGCCGGCATTGCGGGAATAGTCCACGCCTTGCCTGTACCTGATGTATTAGAAGCTTTTCTCCCTCCTGAAGCAGATGGTGTCCTTCTAAATCCGGTTAATTGTCTAGACACAGCCCACATCTTTCTTACTCGGGATCTACCATAAGAACTGGTGGGGAAGCTTGCCCCTGAAACGGCTGAGGGTGTTTGTGCATCTCCAAAAATAGGATAAGACCTACCCGGAGATAGGTGCTGTAACATATCTATTGGGCCATGCCCAGTTTCTAGTATCGCCGCTTCGGGAGCCAAACTTTCATCAGCGATAATTGCTACATGATTGATAGTTCTAATTGGCACTTGGCCTGGACCTCTGGACCCCCTACGAGAGCCATAACGCCTCATAGAAATAGAAGCAGCATATCTTCCAGTAGGATGCATGATACTTCTACCCCCCAGAGCAGATCTACCCCTTGCAAATGATACCCACTTATGAAAAATCTCAAGGCTTACTTGATTGAGATATTCAGGATCTTGATCAGTTGCAACAATATCTATTTGTGGAATGGTGGAAACTCCCTAATAACAAGATCTACAATTACCCAAGCCGGCTTGTAAAATTGGCTTTGGATAGGATGGCGGTTGCGGTAAGTGGCCCCCTTTAGCGCCGAACGGTGGCGATGCTGCCAGCCGGGAATTGAAAGGTCTTCTCAGCCATCAGGGGATTCCCATCCGCCCCCATGACGATGTGCCCACTCTCGTTGACCGATGGAAACCTTAGTGTGCAGGAACCAGCATCGTCATTGGACGAGACGACCTCCGCACCCGGCACAACCTCCTTAAAATTGTCTAGCCGTACCACTTTGTATTTGAGCCGTTCGTCGGCGGCGTCGAATGGTGTTAGAATCATGATTCAGGCCCCTCGATGATTACATCATCCAACTTACATATCGAACACATGATAAACTCCTTATATTACCGGTGCTTGCATAGCATTTGGTGAAGTGCCTTGTGGGTAAGGTTGCCGTGCCCGGAGCCAAAGATCAAGACTATGTAGACGGAAGCGGCGAGGGAAGTTCATTACCTGACCACCAAACGGCCTTGTGTGTGGAGCCCCACCAGCCTTATCATAGGCTATATAAATGGGACTTGCAGTAAACTCCACAAAATACGATGTCCCAACTGGGAAACTTGTTGGTAGAAGCACGCTTGCTCCAGAGACAATATACCCGGATACAGTAGTAACCAGATTTGTTTGTTGTGAATAGATCGTTACAGCACCCATAGGGTCGATAGCTAAATTTTGCTGATAAGGTACAGCCGTTCGTCCACCGACCTGCAAAGTTGCATTATATCTGGTTTGAGCGTCTAATTCTACATAAGCATCGTAAATAGATGCTTGCGTCCAAATCTTCCCTGTATTATCTGCTGTATAAGGAATAGTTAATGTCGGATTACCATGCTGGGTAATACCCACCTTCTCATTGGTAAAAAACCCTGGCTCATCTGGCGTCCTTTGTATATGCACCCAAGATAGCAATCCAAAGAATGGGGTAGATGGAGCATCCCAATAATAACCAACACCTTGACATTGCAAACAAGCTGGATCAGGAGAACCTATAATTGTACCTGAAAATGTACATGGGCAAGAGTGAGCTTTCATCCAAGATAGACGAATGCCATATCGTTGCATCATCTGCTCGAAGGATTCTTCGGGCATTATATACGGTGTTATTGGAGGAAAGTATGGAACGTTTGTCATATAGTTGAGAATACTGGTCCAGCTATCCGATTCTTTACTCGGACCATTAGCTCATCTCGCATGTCTGTATATCGGCGGATAAACCCGGCAAACGGTCCATTAGGATCATATTTAGTTACATACTGAGCCCCATCCATCAACATTCGATATTCCAATGCACCGATGTTTATACTGGACTGCATTATAGTCAGAGCCGTTCTTGCAGCCTCGGCTAATACAAGTTGTGGGATAAAAGAAAATCTAGTTTGATAGTCTAATCTTGTTATACCGGCTAAATACTGTACCCAAATAGCACCGGGGACACTCTCAGCAAATCCCATGAAAGCCAACTGCATTGCAAACAAAGGCAGCATCTGAACATTTACAGCAGGCACCAAACGAATTAATCCATAGTCATGATCCTCAACAAACCAAGTATTAGGCACTTGAAAAAATTCATTTAATAAAGGGTAATTATATGACATTAATTTAAGAGCTGTCGGGGTATTAGGATCGTGTATAGCAGCTTTTAATGGTTTATAGCGAAGGCTGTTCATCATCCAACCTTCGTCTTGTGCTCTTGCAAACAAAAAATCGTAGGCTGTATCAGCTAAATCAAAATCGAACCCAGGCTTTTGATAACCTCCAGGAGAATTAGAACCTATACCAACATTGGCTGCTGCCTGTGGGGTATTAGCCGGTGGAGATGCAACCCAAGTCTGACATAAGAGCAATCCAGAATCTTGTTCAATATAATCCTCAGCCCACCTAATCCATTGCAATTGTACGGTTGGATCAATAGCCTTTGGTGGATTACCATATGCTTGGATTGGTATACTAATAAAGTTTTGAAGATCTTGCGGCATTACCCCCGATTTAGTTTGGCCGGGTGATATACCAGTACCGGAAGGATATTTAGTAACAGTGGGTGGATTAGTGCTCGTATCCCACGTCCACTGAGGCTGGCCAAAAAGGGTCATTGGGATCTCTTCAATCTTGGTCTTTTTGTCTCTTCGGGTTGAGGAATAATTGAAATCATCTCAAGCACGATTGCCTTATCCTGCCTAGCTTTAATCTTATCTATTTGTTCGGCTTCTAGTCTTTCTGTAAAAAAATCAAAACCAACCAACTTAAAAAAGATACCATCAATAAAACCGGACACGCGACTATGCTCACGCCAATCCTGGTAAATTGATGAGTTTCTTTTTAATCTAGCAAAGAACTTCATATTAACACTGCCCCGGAGCTACCAATCTGAATTGGTTATTGTACGACAAGACTCTTCCGTCTGTAAGAAAGGTTTGGGCATCCAAAATATATGTGGCACCAACAGCAGACGTTGGACATGGCCCTACTTGAGCTACAGCAAAACTACCATATAATGTTTGTACTGTGTTATTTGCTAATCTAACATCTACAGATGTTGGGTTTGACAGCTCAACTACCCGAGACTGTGGATCTGGATCTGTGCCCAGTTGATTCGGGACTAACGTACATGTCCAAGTGGTATATATTATTGAGGCATCGCCTACGTCAGGTGTGAAGTTAAAAGCAAAATTATCAATTTCTCCAGCTTCCAAAGGACTCCAATCAGGATATAGTTTCATTTATTTTCTGGCCCTTCTTACGGAAATTCTAATCTTACCGGCAGTCTGTGTTAAGCGCCCACGTTCTTGCAACAGCACCCTAAATGGTATACCATGAAATTCAAACTGAAATAATTCGGAAGGATCAATAATCATTGGTGATGCTAGTGCTTCTATTAAATCTTCAATATCAATTATAATTGAATAGCCAGTATCTATAGAGATTAGTGAGTGATTTAACTGGACGATAGTTCCTTGAACATGCTCCAATCTAATTGGAACGCGCCGAATCCTTCCACCAAGCTCTTCTATATTAGTTAAAACATGTGATCGCACCGATATATTATTCTCTGCTTCAATTAAACTATGTATTAGTCCCTGTGAAACGATATCTAATATAACTGTATTATCTTTTATAAGATTTGAAAAATACTCAGATACAATAAAATTATCCAATAGATTTAAGGCAGTAGATTCTAGATTTATTAATAAGTCCCTACTAATAGTACTTACACTATAGTCTAATCCAACGGATTCATCTGCTACCCCACGAGTACTATATTCTATACCAATAAAGCTATCTTGTAGTTCAGCGTAGCCCCATTCTAATCTAGCCAAATTATCTCTAGTCTCTGAGATATTAAAGTCTAGATTTATTAATAGATCCCTTTTAACGTTGGTTACACTATTATCAATTAAAATATTGGAATCTATAATACATCTAGAGATTATTTCAAATAAAATGTTACTATCAACTGTTCGTAGAACAGCGCCAGATTCTTCTATAGGCTTAAAAAGATCTCGATATCCTCGTGAGACGCTCTCTAATAATGAAAACGGGTCGGCTCTTACAGATTTCGTAATATCTATTATTATATTAGAATCACCTAACATATTAGACACAGATTCTACCGGACTTATAGAATCCTTCGCCATTTTAGAAATTAATTCTATATAATCTAAAGAATCTAATCTTTGAGAAATCGATGACTCAAATTTATATGATGTATCTCCAACTTGAGTAGACCATGATTCAATACCGAGGTTACGGTCTATAATCTTGTAAGCCGTTGACTCAAAACTATAACGTGGGTCTATGATTTGATAAGACGTTGATTCTGATCCAAATTTTGTATCAATAGTTAAGATACCCCCAACACTACCACTACCGCCAAACCCAATAGGGAACGCACCTATTGGAAAACTACCAATAGCTATATTACCTGCTGGTGGCGGGGCTACACCACTATATTCAACACCAACACGTGTATCTACAAATAAGGTATGTTTAAATTCAAGGCCGCGTGTTGGCACCAGAGTTATCCATAATTAGCGAACCGGTTTCAATAAGTATTCGTCACAAGTTACACGAGAAACCGAAATCCTAACTTTGAGTCTCTGCATAGATATTCTATCTAAACTACTCAATAAGGTCTTTGGAGATAATCCTCCGAACTCAAACGGAAGCGCATTATCTAATATTAGATAAGTTCTTATCTCAAGTTCTAAATTAGCGTCTACACGAAGAGTAGATAGAGTTAATAAAAATTCTATCGGTGTTGTTACGTCAGTTTTGGATAGGCTAACTATACTCTCTAAACGATTTTTTACATCTGTGCGCTCCCTTGTAAAAAATGATAACGGGTTTATTATATCCTTATTAAAGCTGCCAAGAATTTCTGATATAATTAGAGAATCTGTATACGCAGCGACAGTCGAACTAAGCCATTCAATTGTATTTGTATAATCATTAAGATTTCCCGATAGGGCCTCCAACACTTTAAATTGATCTTTATTAACCCCCAGCAAGTTTTCAAGCAGGGCTCTAGAATCTGTACGAACCCCTATAGCGATAACTTCAATTGGAATATTTATATCCAAAAGGGTTCTAGATAGTATTTCAATGGGGTTTACATAGTCTTTAGCAACACCATAAAGAAGTGATTGCCTAATTAACTTATCATTAGTAATACTAAACAAATACTCAATTGGTAATATCAAGTCTAAACGTTGATTTGCCGCAATAATTTCAACCGGATTAATATAATCAGTATTTAAAACACCCTTTACTTCTATTGGGAGGAGCCCATCTGATACAATTAATTTAGCGCCTATCCACTCAAAAGGAAGTACTTGATCACTACTGCTACGGTAAAGCAACTCTAGTACAGGCGTTGAATCTGTCTTTTGTCCAAACACTGTTTCAATTGGGAGTAAGATATCATTTCTCAGAACCGAATTTATGAATTCAATAGTAACAATGGAGTCCTTTATTTGATTAGCCCAGAATTCCGACAAAACATTATTATCTTTAAATATGGTGGCTAAAATATCAATTCGTTCTAAAGAATCAACACGTTGATTAAATAAACTATCAATATAGCTCAAAGAATCAATTACC